GTATACGCCAAATGCAATCCAAGTAAGACCGGGGCGTGTAATAGCAGTAATGAAACTTGCAAGCCATCCCGCCTCTTTAGCAGTCTGAGCCTGTTCTTTAAAAGCCTCTTTAATCGTGTCCATCTGCTGGATAGAGTAGTCAACATACTTCTCCTCCATCTTGAACTCACCGCGCATCTTCTCCAGATCGGTCTGTAGCTGGAACATGGATAGCTCATGCTGGCGTTCGTTCTTTTTATCCAAGAACTTTAAGACTTCCGGGGCAAGCCTAAACAACCCTCCGAATATAGAACCTAAAAGACCGCCGCCCAGTAGCTCAAACATTACCGCTTCCCCAGCTTTTCACGCTCTTCCAGCAGTCTGACTTTGACCTGAAGTTCGTTGATGTGTTGCATGAGTTGCTCTTTCTGCAAAGCACGCTTCTCGGCACTTATGGGGGAGTCAGTCGGCACACCTTCTTTGGTAATCAAGGCAGGCATTGACCCTTCGATCTTTGTTAAGCGTGTGGAGAAGTCAGCGACCTGACCGAGCAGCCAAGCTAACGAGGCCACAATGACTGGGATGACTGCCTTTAAAACGTCTGACCAGTTCATGACTCATTAAGCGCATCAAGTCTTCCCCACACCCAAGAAGCCGCAGCCGCTGGGTCAAAAGGAATGGTTGCCTTTGGATCATTAGGACTTGCAGGATCAGGCTGTCTCCAGTCTGCGCCTACCGTAGCAAGATATGTTTGAAGATCTGCCTGTGTAGCAACCACTTCAGCATCACCTGTGTCGTTGTCCTCTGAAATGCCAACCATGACCATGTCACGAGGGCTTGGTGTACTAGGATCGCCAACAACAAACACCCCACCTACACCTTCAGGATGCAAGCAAAGAAATGAAGGGACCGTACCGTCAGCGTTAAGCCGATACTTGATGCACTGGTGTGCCATGACTAACTCCTTGAGCATACTGCCCTGAAAAACAATAAGCGCCAAAGTGCCCCAATTCACACCAAGGAGCTACCCAAACCGTACCACCATACTGCCGGTACATATGGCAAAAGTTGTAGTCTTCCGATAACAATTCGTTATCAACATTTTGTACCTTAAAAAAGTCGTAAATCTTGTCTTGACCAATTGAATTGCCGCCATTGGTGTACCAGCCAACATAAGGCTCAAGTTTTTCAAACACATCCCTGCGAATTAGCATGAACCCTGTACCCACATGCTTAACCTGAAAAGGCAAGTTAGGGTCTATCATGTCATGGCCGTCAAGCTTATTGATATTAAAAATGCCTGTTAGTGACGGCAGGTTTTGGTGGTTCAATACTGCACCCATCCTGACTCGATCCCAGTTGATGCCTTTCATAGGCACTGCGCCACCAATGATTCCTTTATCTGCTTTGATCATCCGAGCAATATCATTGGCACGAAACTTTTGATCGGCATCAATAAACATGAGATGGCTTGCATCAGTCTTTAGAAAGTGATGGGCAATCGTATTGCGGCCACGCTGAATCAGGGATTCGTTACCCAAAAAGATGCAAGTCAGTTTTATGTTGTACTGAAGGCAAGCCTCTTTTAAGACAAGCAAAGACTCCGTGTACTCGGTACACATCATCCCGCCATAGCAAGGAGTGCCAACAATTAAGTGCATCATGCGGCCTGCTCAAGCAAAGGCGAATTAGTCAGGCTTGAGCGATCAAACACTGTAAATCCACGCCGCGCAGCAAACTTGACAGGATTGTCTGCCCACTTTTCAGCACAAGCTTCTAGCCACTGCATCGTCATTTCATGGGTGGGGGCGTTACCCTGCGAAAGCAAAGTATTTTCCATGTTGAGATATGAGAACACTTCAGCCTGAGCCTGGGCCGCATTGATACCAAGGTCAAATAAGTAAATCAGATTGCCCTCATCAATCACGCCGTTGCGAGATCTTGCAGCGTTCAGGGCTTGTTTCATGCAAGTCATGATGTGGTACTTAGATTCTTCTTTTTCATAATCCTCTTCAGTTATTTCGTTTTTACCAATTTTTTTGAGCAACTGGTCGTGTTGGTTTACAAGAAAATTCATTTTTCGCAGCGCACCATTAACATGGTTTTGTGCGTTTTCCAAATGTGTATTAATTTCAAGAATCTCGATTTCTAACATCTCACGGTCAAAGAGGTCTGTTGTGGTCTTAAACTCAGCCTCTTTGCGTTTCAGTTCTACCTGCTGTTTGCGAAGTTTTATGTAAGCTTCTTGCAGGGCTGATTTGGTCCGATCAATCTCAGCAAGAGTGTGCTTAATGCTACGAATGGGAGAAATGGCTGTAATGTCTAGGGTAACCTGCATGAACTGACTGTGCGACTTGTGAAAGTTACTTGTGTCTCGTACAACAGCAGGCATCTTGTTTTCAATGTTTTTTAACATTAAATTGTATTCTGGCTTTTTGATTGCCAAAGCAGTATTCATGTTGCTGATAATTAAATCATTAGACATTAGCTTTTCCTATTTATATGCCACCGTGAGCCGCACCAATTGTGCCTACAAAAAGGCCGTTTGATTCTGCCGACAAATCACCAAAATCTGTAGCATTTCCTGTAGTTGCTATAGTTATATATTGTATAACATTGTAATTGGTGCCGCCAGCAAGGCCACCCATAAAAGCCGCCCTTGTACCACCGGCAGTTGCACTTAAATATCTTATTTGAATAGTTAAATCTCCAAAATCCGTTGAATTTCCTGTGGTTGCTATGGTTACATACTCTATAGTGTTTGTTTGTCCAGCGATATTATTTATCTCCCCGCCACCAAATACCGCTCTTGTACTACTTGAGGCTCCAGCAAACTGGGTAGTTTTGTTGAAGAGATCCCCAAAATCTGTAGCGTTTCCTGCGGTTGCTATGGTTATGTATTGAATTACATTAACATCGGTAGTTGGATCTTGACCGCCAGCAATTATTCCTCTTGTTGGAGAGGCAGCAGTTGCTGGATCATAAAGCGCTAATAGTAAATCACCAAAATCTGTAGCATTTCCTGTAGTTGCTATAGTTATATATTGAATTACATTTGTACGCACCGTACCATTAAAGCCAGAATTAAATACGCCTCGCGTTTGATTGCTTAAACCGTTAGCTTGGCTTGCGGCCTGAAGCAAATCACCAAAGTCTGAAGCATTTCCTGTGGTTTGAATGGTCACATAACTAATAACATTAGTTACGACATAACTTCCAGTGTAACCACCTCCAAAAATACCTCTAGTGTCTGATGAACACCCTCCACCGTAGTTGGTACTTTGCGTCAAATCGCCAAAATCAGTAGCATTAGCCGCTGTTAATATATTAAATGTTTCAATAACATTAGTGCTAATTGGAGATGTTGCCACCCCTACTGTCGCAGCTAAACAAATAGGCGGATACCCAAATGACCTATGGTTCATAAATACCGCTTGTGTTACTCCTGTCATGTCAGACCGCTCCCTGAAATAACCCAAACACCAGAAGATGAAAGGCCAGATACTTTCACTGCCGTAGCCGATCCATATTGAGCCAGCGTTCTCGTTCCAGTAGTGCCTGCGGAAGATAAATACATCGTATCAGTGGTAATCGCTATGCTTACACTCGTAGATGAAAGATTAATAAATGTCAACGCGGTACCTATGGGATATGCCACAGATGAGGCCGCAGGGATAGTCCAAGTTGCAGTAGTCCCTGAAGCACGGTAAATATGTTTGCCAGAATCAGCTAGAACTAATGTGTAATTTCCTGTTTGTACATTTTGTGGGATGTTTCTAAACCCAACTGAATCAGTACCATCAACCGTGCAGTTTGAAAGCGTCCCTGAAGTTGGAGTTCCAAGTACAGGTGTTACTAGAGTAGGTGAAGTAGCAAATACAAGCGCCCCAGATCCTGTTTCATCCGTAACCGCAGCCGCAAGATTTGCGGACGATGGTGTACCAAGCCAAGTAGCAACACCAGATCCAAAAGACGTAATCCCCGTACCACCATTACCAACTGGAAGCGTACCGCTGACCTGCGTTGTAAGGCTAACTGCGGATAAAGATCCACTAAGCGTCAAACTGCCTGTGGTTGTAACAGTGCCACTAAGTGAGAGTCCTTGAACCGTACCTGTACCGCTAACTGAAGTAACAGACCCGCCGCCCGTACCCGCACCGATGGCTGTACGAAACGTAGCTGCATCAAGCGCAGACACCGTGTTATCCGCGTTCATTCGCGGAAAAGTGATTGCAGAAGGATTGGTTAGGGTAAAGAAGTTAGAACCAACTGTCGTGGCACCGATGCCTGTACGCGCCGCAGCTTGAGTCGCGCCACCTGTACCACCGTTAGCAACAGGCAACGTGCCGGTGACGTTTGTAGCTAGGTTAACAAAGGTGGTTGATGTCGTTCCTGTGCCACCTGAAGTAATTGGTAACGCCGCACCAAGCGTCAGCGAAGACGCGTAGTTAAAGAAATCACCAACATCCGTGCCGTTGTTATATAAGAAAGCTCTTGTACCGTTTGGAACAGCAACACCTGTAAGTCCCGTTACCTTGACCGTCACGGTTTGACCCGTGGCGTTGATGATCATGTAGGGCTTCTGGATGGCTGGGACGTTAAGGACACCTACACCGCCCAAAGATTGGGTTAAGTTGAGCACCAGCGCACGAGCATTCTGTGCTGCATTGGTGTCGGTAAGAGTTAAAGTAAGCGTAAGGGGAGAACCTGTAAACCCGCTACTGATCGTAGCCATGCCAACAATAGCCTGCTCAATCGCAGTGCCTAAGTTAGTGTTGGTAGTTGTTCCCCACGTACCAGACTGATCGCCGGTCCCAATGAGTTCAAACTTAAGATTTGAGTATGTGCTTGCCATTTATTACTCCGTTTCAACCAAATCCCAATCTGCATTTTGGTAATTGTTGATTAAACCCCAATACAATACCCCAACAGATCCTACGCCACCACTAGCAGCTACACCGCTAAAACCAATAACGTTAGGGAATGATTGAACTGCACCACTTGACCCAACGCCACTTATATCACGTTCACAAGTAATTTCTGCTGTACCAACAGCCCCAGAAGCTGCTACGCCAGATAAAGTTTGACCAAATTCAAACCCTACTGAACTAACATCCCCACCTGCAACAACCCCTGACAAACTAACAGTAATTGTCGCTCCGACATCCCCTACTTGTCCAGTAGCTTCTACCCCTGTTACAGAGGCTACCTTAGTAAATTCAACAGTACCAATATCCCCAGAAGCAGCAACGCCAGAGATAGCAACAGATCGGGAAGTAGTGACAGATCCAACTTCGCCTGTGGCAACCACGCCATCTTCGGTGGGTGTATTCGTTTCAGTTACGTCACCAACTGCGCCAGAAGCAGTGACCCCAGATAGAGTAACTGTCCGAGAAGAAGTAACAGCCCCGACATCACCTGAACCGGCAACGCCTGTTATGGCTTGAGGGAAAGCAAAAACAACATTGCCAACTGCGCCTGTGGCTCCAACACCCGTCAAAGCAATTTGACGTTCAGCAACCGTGACAGTGCCTACTGCTCCAGAAGCAGCAACACCAGCTAATTGATAATTAAAGACAACACCACCAACTGCGCCAGAAGCAGCGACACCGGAGAGAGCGACAGTGCGAGAAGCAGTAACAGAACCTGTATTACCAGAAGCAGCGACACCGGAGAGAGCGACAGTACGGGAGGTAGCGACAGACCCAACTGCCCCCGATCCAGCAACACCTGTTAAATCTTGAGGAAAAGCAAAGACAACATTACCAACTGCACCAGAAGCAGCAACACCGGAGAGGGCGGCAGAAGGGGAAGCGGTAACGGAACCTGTATTACCAGAAGCAGTAATACCGGAGAGAGCTACTGTGCGAGAAGTTGTAACAGACCCGACGTTACCTGTAGCTACAACACCATCTTCAGCGGGAGCAATAGACTCGGCTACATCCCCAACTGCGCCAGAAGCAGCAACACCGGAAAGAGCAATAGAAAGAGAAGCAGTAACAGACCCAACAGCGCCAGACGCACTGACCCCGGTTTCAGCTATGCTGTTTGTTTCAGCTACATCCCCAACTGCTCCAGACGCACTAACCCCCGTTAGGGCTACCGTACGAGAGGTAGTAACAGATCCAACTGCTCCGCTAGCAGCTACACCGTCTTCAGCTATGCTGTTTGTTTCACTGACGCTTCCTACCGCACCAGACGCAGCAACGCCTGTTAGCGCAGCTTCAACACCAACGCCACCCCAACCGTCGTAGCCCCACGGATTTGACCCCCAGCCAAAAGTTGCCACGGGGTGCTCCTAAAAAGAAATTAGGTCGTGGACAGACGCAACAACGCAGTGCTAGTCGTGTTGGAAGGCATTGTCAGCGTGAACGTACCAGCCGTAATCGTCTGCGAACCAAACGTATGAACACTGACTGCTTTATTTGACTGCGAGCTATTATAAATAAGCACCGCATCAAAAGCTGTAGAAAGTGTTACGTTAGAATACGTAAGCGAAGCACTTGGAGTCCAGTACGCTACTCCTGCCGTAGCAGAAGAATTAGTTGCAGTTGGCGCTGTAGCGTTGGTTACCGTAACTCCACCAGCCGTGTAGTTTGTTCCAGAAACTTCACCCGTAGCACTATACGCAGTGGTCGATGCGTTATAAGTTGCCGAAGCAAGATACAGAGCACCCTTAAACGTATCTGCTGCGGATGTCCCGCGTGTTGGTGCAGTACCGAAGTTATGGGTTGCTGTCATTAACTCGCCCATAAACGAAGTGCACATAGATTGTGTATTTGCCATGTCAGGCTCCTAAAAAGATGCGGCTTCACCGCCAATAAAACTCGGCATTTGCTTTAAAGTAACATGGGCAGAACGGTGAACTAATTCTCCTTCATGCCAATACTCAACCCATGTTGTGTACTCATTGTCGTTGTCAATGTTTCCCTCGCGTTTTTCAAGTAGGGACTCATCCATATCACCTTTTGTCGTAAATACTGTCGCCATTAAGTTATCCTCAAAACAGCATCCGTAGCCCCCGGAGCAGGGAAAGTGATTATCAGATCAGACGCTGACTTCACAATAGTGTTACCAAAACTCAAAACACAAACAGCTCGGTTTTGATTGGTGGAATTATAGATCAACGCACCCGCGCAGGAAAGCGTTACATTAGTAAACGTAGCGTTATCAAATGACCAGTAGCCTGTTGTTCCCGACGTTGTTGGTGTAATGTTCGTGAGCGCAATACCTCCAGCGGTGTAATTGGTTCCACTGGCTTCCCCAGAGGTTGTGTACACCGTAGTGCTAGCACTGAGATCGGCAGTTGCGACGTACAAGGCAATTTTAAATACATTCCCCGTACTTGCTGTGAAATCGTGCAAAGCTCTGGCAACTTCAGCCTTAAAACTTGTGCACATCGTCTGGTAGATTGCCATACTACCTCACAGGATAACGTACTTGTACGTCACGATAAGTATCACGGCGATCTTTACCATCACCAAGTTGTTTGAACAGTGCAAGGGCTTCTTTGTACTGCGTATCTATCCTAGCCAACATATCTTGCTCGGCCTTGATAAACGTATACGCCTCTTGGAGTGCGCCATAAAACAGCACCGTATCAAAATTCTCACCAAGCCAAGAAGTACCCGCAGTGACGATAGACTCTGGGTAATAAAAATAATGTAACTCAGCTTGATAGTTTAAATCTGGAGTCGGCCCAACAATAATTGATATGTCATTGGTAATAACACCACCATTTACCATCGGACCAAATAATGCGTAGTGACGAGGGCGACCTGTTGACGTGGGAATGGGGTATGCCTCACGAATAAATTCAACATCTTTATTCAACAAAAAATCACGCCGCCCTGTCGTCAAATTAATTACAGCAAGACTGAAGGGAGAAAGAAAGTCAGAAGGACAAGTGAGGTAAGGATTATCCGCATCAAAAACGCCAATGACACTTTTGCGGAAAATAGGTGGCTGAACAGAGTTAAAAATACGCTGCTCAGCTTGTTTAACAAATACGGCAAGCTGCTCGTCCGACGTAAATGTCGTAGCCGAATCAGTAAAAGTAATCGTCGGGAAGTCGTTCTCGACATACCCTCGGATCGCCTTTTTCAACTCCGTATAGTTCACGCCATCGGCCCCCTAGCCATTACGCCTTTAGTTGCACATCCAGTGCCGCGAATCTTTATACCAGAAGTCTTAGGTTTTGCATCCGTAGACTTCGGAGTTGGCGCAGGTTTAGGTTGGTTGAAGGGTTTAACTTGTTTCATTATCGCCCCCTGCCAGAGTTTTTGTAGGTGAACGAAGACTGATTTTGGTTGGCAATCTTGGCAAGGTTGCGCCCCATCTTCAGCATGTTTGCGTTGGTCTTGCCACCCTTGGCAAGTTTG